ATGACAATACACCACGTGGCCGAAGATGACGGCTTGTTCGATCTGGCAGAGGTGACCGAAAGCCTGTTGCGAGATGCGGCCGAGGAATTGGCGCGGGTGCTTCAGAAAATCCGCGCAGGGCAGATGGAAGATGTCAAAGCCACGCCGGCTTTGACCCGCAACGTGAAAGATGCGTTCGAGCTGGTTCAGTTGGAAAGGGGCCGTTTTGATAAACTCCGCAAACAGGTTGCCGGGACTGTCGGAACCCGAGAGCTGGACTTTGACGCCGCACGCCTTGAAATCGGGCGCAGGCTGGCTCGCCTCCGCGACGCAAGCGCAGGTTGACGGGTTTCTGGCGGGCTTAAGCGAGAACGCTTTGTTGGCTTTGCCGTGGATGTTCGAATTCTGGGCGCTGCCGCATCAGATAGCGCCTGACGGCGCGTGGAAAACCTGGGTGATTATGGGCGGGCGCGGGGCGGGGAAGACCCGCGCTGGGGCGGAATGGGTGCGCGCACAGGTGGAGGGGGCTTTGCCTGCGGATGCGGGCAGGGCCAAGCGTGTGGCGCTGGTGGGCGAGACGGTGGATCAGGTGCGCGAGGTGATGGTGTTTGGCGAGAGCGGAATCTTGGCCTGCTCTCCCCCCGACCGGCGGCCAGAGTGGCAGGCGGGGCGGCGGCAGTTGGTTTGGCCCAATGGGGCTGTGGCGCAGGTATTCTCGGCCCATGATCCAGACAGTTTGCGCGGGCCGCAGTTTGATGCGGCTTGGGTGGATGAGCTGGCCAAGTGGAAGAAGGGGCAAGAGACGTGGGATATGCTGCAGTTTGCCCTGCGCTTGGGCGAGAATCCGCAGCAAGTTGTCACCACCACGCCGCAGAATGTGGAGGTGTTGAAGGCGATTATGAAGAACCCTTCGACGGTCAGCACCCATGCGCCGACGGCGGCGAATAAGGCCTATCTGGCCAAGAGCTTTCTTGAAGAGGTGACGGCGCGCTATGCGGGGCGGTCATTGGGCTTGCAAGAGTTGGACGGGCTGTTGGTGGAAGATCTGGAGGGGGCCTTGTGGCAAAGGCTGGCTTTGGATGCTTACCGCGTTGACGCGGCGGCTGTTGGGCCGTTTGGGCGGATTGTGGTGGCGGTGGACCCGCCTGTGACGGGCACCAAAGGGTCGGATGCTTGCGGGATTGTGGTGGTGGGGGCTTTCACCGAGGGGCCGCCGCAGTCTTGGCGGGCGGTGGTGTTGGAAGATGCCAGTGTCACCGGCGCGTCGCCAGACCAATGGGCGCGGGCGGCTGTGGCGGCTATGGAGCGGCACGGGGCGGACCGCTTGGTGGTAGAGGTGAACCAAGGCGGGGATATGGTGGAAAGCGTGGTGCGGCAGGTGGACCCGCTGGTGGCCCTGCGCAAGGTGCACGCGACACGCGGCAAGCATCTGCGCGCTGAGCCTGTGGCGGCGTTGTATGAACAGGGGCGCGTGGCCCATGTGGCGGGCTTGGGCAAGCTGGAGGACCAGATGTGCCTGATGACGCGGTCGGGGTATCAGGGCAAAGGATCGCCAGATCGGTTGGACGCGCTGGTTTGGGCGCTGACGGATTTGATTTTGGATGCGGCCTCGGCCTATCGGCGGCCGCAGGTGCGGGGGCTTTAGGGCCGGATCGGGGAGCGAAGGCGGGGGTCCAGCCCCCTAGCCCGGCCACGGGCCGGGCGTTCTTCGCGGAAATCCTCCACTGGAGGATTTCTGATCGCTCATCACCCCCCGGGATATTTGAACACGTATGAAAGGGGAGCCGCTTGAGGTGGCCCTTTGCATCGCTGCGGCCTTTTGGCGCGCGGGCGGTGAAACTTTGCCCGTAGCAAACAGGGAGAGGCGCGATGGTCTTTGGGTTTTTGAAGCGGGGGCCGCAGGGTGGGGTGGAGCACAAAGCCTCGGCTGTGGGTCGGGTGGTGGCTTGGGGCTCATCGGGGCGTGTGGCGTGGAGCCCGCGCGATGCGGTGTCTTTGACCAAGACGGGGTTTTTGAACAATCCCATCGGGTTTCGCGCGGTCAAGGTGATTTCAGAAGCGGCGGCGGCTTTGCCTTTGGTGCTGCAAGATGCCAATGCGCGCTATGATCTGCACCCCGTGTGGGATTTGATCCGCAAGCCCAATGGCGCGCAGGGGCGGGCGGAGTTGTTTGAGGCGATCTATGGCTATCTGCTGCTAACGGGCAATGCCTATGTGGAAGCGGTGGCTGGCACGGGGGCTTTGCCCGCGGAGTTGCACGTTCTACGCTCGGACCGCATGAACGTGGTGCCGGGCGCGGATGGTTGGCCTGCGGCGTATGATTATGTGGTGGGCGGGCGCACGCACCGCTTTGCATTGGGCGAGGGGGCAGCGCCCATTTGCCACATCAAGACCTTTCATCCGCAAGACGATCATTACGGGCTGTCGCCGCTCCACGCCGCTGCGGTGGCTTTGGATGTGCATGGGTCGGCGGCGAGTTGGTCAAAGGCGCTGCTGGATAATGCCGCGCGGCCTTCTGGCGCTATGGTCTTCAAGGGCACGGATGGGCAGGGCACGCTGACGGCCGAGCAATACGAGCGCTTGGTGGGCGAGATTGAAAGCCACCATCAGGGCGCGCGCAATGCGGGGCGACCTATGCTGCTAGAGGGGGGCTTGGATTGGAAGCCTATGGGGTTTTCGCCTTCCGACATGGAGTTTCAGAAAACCAAGGAGGCTGCGGCGCGTGATATTGCCATCGCTTTTGGCGTGCCGCCCATGCTGATGGGGATACCGGGCGATGCGACCTATGCCAATTATCAAGAGGCGAACCGTGCCTTCTTTCGCCTGACGGTTTTGCCCTTGGCGACACGGGTGACGGCGGCGTTGAGCCAATGGCTGTCGGGGTTCACCGTCGAGCAGATTGAGCTGCGGCCTGATCTGGATCAGGTGCCGGCCTTGGCGGGCGAGCGTGATCAGCTTTGGGCGCGGGTGGGGGCGGCGGATTTCCTAAGCCAAGATGAGAAGCGTTCGCTGCTGGGTTTGCAGCCCGGGGCTGCGGTATGACGGCGCGGCGGGGAGAGGGGTCGCGGTATTTGTACGAGGGGTTCGATGCGACATCGATGCGTTTGGAAGCCACCGAGCGCGTGGCAGAAGAGCGTTGGTCGGGGTTGGAGTTTCGCCTTGGCCAGATCGACGCCGCCCTAGAGCGGTTGGAAAAGCGCATCTGGGTGGGGGTTTACGGCGTGGCGGCCTTTTTACTCAGCCAGATGGCCGAGGCGATTATTGCGGCTGCAACCAAATGAGGGACCAGATGTGGAGCATTCCAGGCGCGCCTGAGCGCAAGTTTCTAAAGGCTGAGAGGCCTGCGTTGCAGGTCACGGATGGCACAGTGATTTCGGGCTATGCCAGCTTGTTTGGCGCGAAGGATCAAGGCGGGGATATTGTGCAAAGGGGGGCTTATGCGGCGAGTTTGGCTACTAGCGCCAAGTCGGGGCGGGGGATCAAGATGCTGTGGCAGCACGACCCCGCCCAGCCGATTGGCGTGTGGGATGAGGTGCGCGAGGATGCGACCGGCCTGTTCGTCAAAGGGCGCATTTTGACGGAAGTGGAAAAGGGCCGCGAGGCTGTGGCTTTGCTTGCGGCGGGGGCGATTGACGGGTTGTCGATTGGCTACCGCACTGTGAAGGCGCAGCGCGACGGCAAGGGGCAGCGGCTGCTGGCGGAGGTGGAGTTGTGGGAAGTGTCACTCGTGACCTTTCCCATGCTGCCAGATGCGCGGGTATCGGCCAAAAGCGACGCGCTGGATGACGAGGTTTGGGGCGCCTTGGCAGAAGCCTTTGAGGCGGCGCGGGTGAGTTTGGCCCTGCGCTGAACGCGCGACATTTCAAGCAAATCTAGGGAGAAGGATATGACCGAGACGAAGGCTCGGGCCGGGGAAGAACACCCTGCGCCCAAGACGGCTGTGGCAGAGGCGAAATCTGCCATGGCGGGATTTCTGAATGTTTTCAAGAGCTTTCAGGACGATGTGAAGACCTCATTTCAACAGCAAGAAGAGCGAATGACCATGTTGGACCGCAAAACCATGACCTATGCCCGCCCCGCTTTGTCGACGGCGGTGGAGGAAGACCTGTCGCATAAAAATGCGCTTGCGGCCTATTTGCGCACGGGCGATGACGACGGGCTGCGCGGGTTGACCCTTGAGGGCAAGGCGATGTCGACGGCTGTTTCGGCGGATGGTGGGTATTTGGTGAACCCGCAGATGTCGGACACTATACAGTCGATGCTGTCTTCCACCGCATCTTTGCGCGCCTTGGCCAATGTGGTGCAGGTGGATGCCACGACCTATGACGTGATCGTGGATAACAGCGATGTCGGGTCGGGGTGGCAATCGGAGCTTTCGACGCTTTCGGAAACGTCCTCGCCCAATATCAACCGCATCTCGATCAAGCTGAACGATCTGTCGGCCATGCCCAAGGCCAGCCAGCGTTTGCTGGACGATGCGGCGTTTGATGTGGAAAGCTGGCTAAGCCAGAAGATCGCCACGCGCTTTATTCGCGCCGAGGCTTCGGCCTTTATCAATGGCACGGGGGTGGATCAGCCCAAGGGGATCATGCTGCCTGCCAAGGTGGCGAATGCGTCTTGGGCTTGGGGCAACCTGGGCTATGTGGCGACGGGGGCTGCGAGCGATTTTGCCAGCTCAAACCCGCTCGATTGCCTTGTGACCTTGGTTTACGCGCTCGCAGCCGATTATCGGGCTAATGCGGCGTTTGTCATGAATTCGAAAACCGCGGGGGCGGTGCGCAAGTTCAAGGACACTGTCGGGCGCTTTTTGTGGACAGATTCGCTGACAGCGGGGCAACCTGCCACGTTGATGGGCTACCGTGTGCTGGTGTCGGAAGATATGCCGGATGTGGGGGCGAATGCCTATCCGATCGCCTTTGGCGATTTTGGTGCGGGCTATACGATTGCCGAACGCCCTGATCTGCGCATTCTGCGCGACCCCTTCTCGGCCAAGCCCAATGTGCTGTTTTACGCATCCAAGCGCGTGGGCGGTGATGTGACGGATTATGCCGCGATCAAGCTGTTGAAAGTGGCTGTGTCCTAAACGGCCAAGCGCGCGGGTCGTAGGGCCCGCGCGCTTTTTTGCAATGCGGCTTGGGAGAGTGACATGATGTTGACCGAAGTAAGCAGCGTGGCTTTGGCCGCCTTGCCGGTGCAGGGTTTGAAAGACCATTTGCGGTTGGGCACGGGCTTTGCCGATGGCGCGATGCAGGATGGGTTGATGGAGAGCTATCTGCGCGCTGCGCTCGCGGCGATTGAGGGGCGCACGGGCAAGGCGATTTTGCAGCGGCGCTTTAAGCTGGTGTTGGGGCAGTGGCGCAGTGCGCAGGAGCAGGCGTTGCCAGTGGCGCCTGTGGTGGCGATTGCCAGCGTGACGCTGGTGGCGGCGGATGGGTCTAGCACGGTGGTGCAGCCCGCGGCCTATACCTTGGTGCCGGATTTCCAGCGGCCCAAGTTGGCGGCGGTGGGGTATTTGTTGCCCAATGTGCCCACGGATGGGCGGGTTGAGATTGTGTTTGATGCGGGCTTTGGCGCGGTTTTGGCCGAGGTGCCAGCCGATTTGCAGCAGGCCGTGCTGCTGCTGGCCGCGCAGTATTATGAACAGCGAAATGATTTTACGGGTGCGGTGGCGGGATTGCCGCAGCCGGTGCAGGCCCTGATCGAGCGCTGGCGCACGGTGCGGGTTTTGGGCGGGGGGGCGGCATGAAGGTGCATTTGAACCGGCCCTTGATGCTGCAAACGCCGACACGGGTGGCGGATGGCGCGGGGGGCTTTGGGCTGGCTTGGGTGTCGGAAGGGGTTTTGTGGGGTGAGGTTGTCGCGGGGGCGGGCAGTGAGGCTGCGGGGGTGGAGGTGAGCCTTGCCAAGGTGCCTTACCGCATCACGGTGCGGGGCGCTGCGGTAGGCTCGCCGCAGCGGCCACGGCCTGAGCAGAGGTTTGAGGATGGCAGCCGCCATTTCCTCATTCTGGCTGTCACCGAACGCGACCCGTCAGGCCAGTACCTGACCTGCTTTGCCAGAGAGGAGAGCCCGCAATGACCTATCGCGCAGGGGCGGCTTTGCAGGGGGCGGTGTATCAGCGCCTCAGCACTTGGGGCGGGTTGAACGGGGTTGCGGTGGTCGATGCCGTGCCGCCCGGCGCGGGGACGGGGACGTTCATTTTGCTGGGCCCAGAACAGGCCAATGATGAAAGTGACGGTTCTGGCGCGGGGGTGGCGCATATGTTTGTCGTAAGCATCATCTCGGATGCGGCG